GCTTTGGGATAAGTGCAGCGAGGGCGATGTACAAGCATTGAAAGCATGGCTGTCGTATAGATATGGAATGCCGCGCCAACAAGTAGACCACACCACGCAAGGCGACAAGATCACCGCACCACCTATTCAGTGGATCGATGCAGATACTGAATAGCTACAAGCCGTTATTTGTTAGACCTCCTGAGAATCGATATCAACTTATTACTGGAGGACGTGGTTCTGGTAAGTCGTTTATAGTATCGCTCTACTTGCTTAACCTCACCTATGAACCGAATAACATAATACTATTTACGCGTTGGACATTGGTGTCCGCTAACATTTCAATCATACCTGAGTTCATTGAAAAGATTGAAATGCTTAACGCGCACTTAGATTTTGAGATAACTCAAAACGAAATAATCAACAAGATTACAGGGTCAAAGATTCTGTTTAAAGGAATTAAGACTAGTCAAGGAACGGCCACTGCTAACCTCAAATCTATTGCGGGCGTGACTACATGGGTATTAGACGAAGCTGAAGAACTAGTAGACGAAGATATATTTGATCGTATAGACCTATCTATTAGATCGAAGCTACAACCTAACACGGTAATACTAGTGATGAATCCAAGCTTTAAAACGCACTGGATTTACCAGCGATTTGTAAAGGATAAGCGAAACGACACTACCTACATTCACACTACTTACAAAGACAATATTCATAACCTATCCGATTCGTTTGTAGACCAAGCCGAAAGCCTTAGAATCAACAACCTCCACAGATTCAACCATTTGTTTATGGGTGACTGGGTAGAAGATAGCGAGGGGCTGCTATGGTCTAGGCCAATGATTGACAGGCTTAGGATAGATCAAAAGCCCGCACTAAACAGAACGGTTGTGGCCATTGACCCGTCAACTACTAATACTGCAACAAGCGATGAAACGGGTATTACAGTTCAAGCCGTGGACGCTATCGGAAACGGGTACGTCCTCGAAGATTTAAGTGGGCGTTATAGCCCTAACGACTGGGCAAAGGTAGCTGTTGAAGCTGTTAAGAGGCATAGCGCAGATTGTATTGTAGCAGAAAAGAACCAAGGCGGGGACATGGTGGAAAGCGTTATAAGGCAATATGACAAGCTAGTTCGTATTAAGCTAGTGACGGCAACAAAGGGTAAGTACGTTCGTGCCGAGCCTATCTATTCGCTTTACGAGCAAAGCAAGATATTTCACGTTGGAAGGTTTCCAATATTGGAAGCGCAAATGGTTAGCTTTAACCCTGAGAAAACAACGCAGTCACCTGATAGGGTAGACGCTTTGGTTTGGGGCTTTACTGACTTATTACTAAACGGACAAGGACAAACTAAAAACTCAACACATGGTAAACTTCAAGGTTCAAGGCGAGTCCAGACAAATACTAAGCTTGTGGGAAGACGTATCGGTCGCTAAGCTGCATACGTTCCCAGACGCGCCACGTGATCAAATAAAGCATTTCAGCAACCTAACAGACCAAGAGGTGAAAGCATTGAATAGCGACCAGGTATTGGCGTTCATGGCTGTTCTTGAATTTATGGAAGATGAACCGAAAGGTGCTAAGGTCAAGAAAGATATCAACGTAGCGGGGGAATCGTGGGGTAAGATAGAACGCGCTAAGATGGCTTTGCAGTCGCGTAATAAGTGGAGTTACTGCGTGGAGTTGTGCGTTATCTATTTCGGTGACAAAGCTTTAACATGGTCTATCGGTTTAATTTATGGCCAGAGTATTAACATATTGAATAGCTTATCCGTATTTTTGGAACGGTACAAAGACTTAAACGATAACAAGGGGTATACAGAACAAGAAATTGACGCTGGAGTTAAAGACCTTGAATCATTTGGAGTTGGTGCGGTACGGTATTCATTAGCAAGTGGCGACCTAACCAAGTACAGTGACATTGAAGATAAGGACGCTGAAACAGTTTACTTTCATTTACTGTATTCTAAAGCGGTCGCGATGTATCAAGATAGATTAAGTGAAATAAAGAAACTAAGCGGAAATGAGCATACATAGCACGATAGTAAATCTAATCAGAACCAAGGCCGAGGCGGTTAATACTCTTGGCCAGTTCATTTATGGAGACGACATTTTCCAGACAATCAATTACCCGAACGAGAGCGAACAAGCCACGACCGCAAAGCCGTTGATAAGCTTGTTACCGTTTACCTATGTTCTACGAACGGGTGAATCTAGCAACTATAACAGTGGCACGCTCAACATGCTATTCACTAGGTCAGCAGATCCAACCGATACAGCGGTAAGGCACGAGGCGATAGTTAACGAAATGAGCACTTTGGCCGAAGCTTTTATTACGGAGATGAACGACACACCAAGCCCTGTTAACTATGTTATTAGTGATGTATCGTTTGAAGGGCAAAAGCAGATATACATGGGAACGGTAAGCGGTTGCATCGTATCATTTACAATCAACGTCCAAAAAGTTTGCTAAATGCTATCCACTGAAATCATAGTGAAAGCATTTGCTGAGGGTGTTATCAAAGGTATTCAAGATAATATCAAGAATAAGCAAGTGACTAGTTACGGGTCTATGAACGCAAGCGGTAAGATGGCCGATAGTCTAGGGTATTCGTATGATGGCAAAACGCTGAAGATATTCTCTAGTGAGAAGTACTTTACTGTATTGGAAACAGGTCGCAAGGCGGGTAAAGCACCACCATCAAGCGTCATTGAAGAGTGGATAGATAGCAAGCCCGTACCGCTGCAAGGAATCACAAAGAAGTCACTAGCGTATTTGATAGCGCGTAAGATAGGCAAAGAAGGTTCGTTACTATATCGCAAGGGTGGTAAGTCAGGCGTAATTAGCGACTACACTAACGCTGCATACATCAAAGCTAATCTAACAGACAAGCTATTTCAAGCGGTGGTGACATCGGTCACAAATGAATTTCTAAAGGTAGCGTAACCTTTCGCGATGGTTTACGTAAATTGAAGAGACAAAACTAAAATAGCTATGGGGAATTTAATTAAAGATTATATTATTTACTACCGCGAAATTCTATGGTTTTTAGCCGTAGTGATATTGTCTCTTTTTTTATTGGGCGTTATTCTTGAAATAGATACTAATCGAAAAGAAAAGAACGCAATCGAGCAAACAGGCAATTCTGATGTAATAATTAAAATGGTCAACGGAAAAGAATATTTTTACGACTGGAAAAACAAAGTATATTTAAACAAATAACATGGCATCACTTAACGTAACCAATGACGCGCCCGCCATCACTAGCGTATTTCAACCGATAACCATCAGCTATGCGTGGGCGTTACCGCTATGCACCGTATACGATTCAAGCGGTAAGCTAGGCATTACCGTTGATGATTCGTTTGCAAACGAGGTCACAGTCGGTAGCTATGTGCAGATATTAAACGGCTCATACCGTGGCAGCTACAAGGTGACGCAGCTAGTGGCTACTAGCACGCTGGGCATTACATTGGACACACCGTTCAACGGCTTAGACAGCCTTTCAAATCGTTTTAATCCCGATAAGAAACAAAGCTTTGAATTATTTGGCGGTTACAAAACGGGCGCGGGTTCGGGCGTAAAGCCTTATAAAAAGATAGCAGACATATCGGTTAGCATTAATCCAACTACATTACGCTTTGACGTTGATCTAGCTAAATACCTACGTAGCTACTTTAGAATCGATTCGCCAACGGTGGGAAAGGACTACAGCCTTAGCCTTGCGTGGGAACTGTTTCGAGTAGGGGACAGCGTGCCAACAGCTAGTACGACCTCGTGGGCATTAGCCGAACAAAGCGCACCTCATTCTGTTGATGGGAATATTAGAATCAAGAAGAACGGGACGGATGCGGTTCTTGAATTTAGTTCGGGTACTGGAACATTTGCGGGAACAAGTGGCGATTCAATACAGGCTTATGCGTTCGCTCTAAGTGCCGACTTAGATTCAACTAAAGACAACGCCATTAGATTGACTGTCACGGATGATCTAACAGCTACGATTTACCAAGAAGTCAAAGTGATTACGGACTATTCTCCAACGGTTGTTGGTGAAATTCTTTATACCTTTACCATACTACCAAGCCGCTCGTATACCGTTACAGTAGAATCGGCTTCAAGTTTTTAAACAACTAAATAAAACTGAATTATGAAAAAAGCAGAAGAAATATTAAAAGATATGCCAAGCATTAAGCAAGGACTTGATGATTTTTACGGAAAGCAAACGGTGCTTAATGCGTTAAATTTAGCACTAAACCAAGGGCAAACATTACCTGTAGATGGATGTTGTTCCGAGGTCAGCAATAAAGAGATAGACAAAACTTACGGGCATAAGTCATTTATAGAAGGCGGGCTTACAGGGGATAAGCTTTTAAAGAAGTAAATACAAGATATGAAATACTCATTCTATTCAACCGTCACAATCGACCAGCAACTAGTAGGAAGCAACACGCCACTAGGTGACTTACCTATCACCTTCATCAACGCAGGCAGTGGCGGTAATATACCAACGCTGTTTAGTCTGATTGAAGATTCTGAAACGGTTGTAGAGAATGTGATCACTGGAGTTGATAGCATATCGAGTTCCTCCGATACCGTTTCGGCCTCATTAATTAGCGGCCAAAAGTTAACGGTCGTATTGATTAGGGCAGCTGGGAACTGGGGGACGGTTACATTGAACCCTAGTACATTGGCGTTTATTACGATAGTAAGCACTGTTACTAACGTGCTGACATTACAGATTGATACGAATATAGTCGGTGTAAGCGGGGACTACTTGTCAGACGACTACAACAAAGAAGACTATTTGACAAGCGGTATTAATCAATACGTTGGATGTTACGATATTGAAGTCTTAAACGATGCGGCTGCCGAAGTAGCTTTGACCGTATGTATTTACCCAGCTTCGCAGATTCGTAAGATATGCGTAGCGGATGCGCTTAACTTTGCGTGGATAAACAATAGAGAGGGGGGCTTTAATAGCTACGCTTTAGAATGTAAATATATCAAAGGTCGCAACCATGGAAGACAAAGCACGTATTTAACAGCGGACAAAGTTTTACGAAAAAGCCAAATAGATGATGTGTACGATGGTTATGAAGTTGCCAGTAATAGCCTTAGTAAAATTGAGCTCGATTTACTACAGGCTCTCATATCAAGCGTGCAATGTTTTCTTTATAATACTGCGACCTTAGCATGGGATATACCTATCATTTTAGACGTTAATAGTTTTAAAACTTACGGAAACCGATTCAATCAAGCTCAGAATAAAATAGCATTTAGTTTTAGGTTAGCCGAACAAGTAGAAATTCAAACGCAATAAACGACATGAGCAAAGAACAAAAAGAAGCATACATAGAACGTACTAAGCAAATATGTGAACCAACAGAAAATATGGAAGACATACTTTCTTACTTAGCATTTAAAGGGCTTACTTCAGAGACTAGGTATGTCCACATGGATTCAATAGATCAAAACGATGCTATCATTTGCGAAACAAAATACTATCGAAACGAAGATAATGAGTATATCGTTGCAATTAAATGTGACATATTAGGGGAAGCCTTATGGGTTTGCGACTTAAATGTTAAGATGTATATCGGGTTTGACGAGGATAGAAAAAAACACGTTTTAAGAAACTTATCTCAAAAACAGACAAACAAGTTTATTAAAAAAAACAACTTTGAAATACTATTCAACAAAGGTATTTGGCTCTATGACGTTAACGGACAATACGTTGTTAACAGCGACTTGGAACTAATCAAAGCAGATTTTATGGAATCTTTTGACAAAGACTTATCAGAACATTGTACTAAAGGATAATCGACATGAGCAAAGAAACTAACAACTTAGTCACAGTTCTAAACGAAACAAAGAACACTTTAACAGAATTTGCTAAGTCTATGAACGAATTGAACGCAAGTGGGAGGGCTATCGTTTTAAATAGGGCTTTAGCTTGGGATGACCAAGCGCATATCACAATCGAGAACGAATACGGAAAAGATAAATGAACACGAACATAAAGATCGAAGGCGAACGCATCCACCTAAGTGGAAACGAACCAATAGTATACTCAGTAATAGGGTATGACCTTTTGACTTTAGGAATCCGTTCGGCTAGTTTTTCGAACATCTTTAACGTCCCAGCCAACAATCAAAAGAATAGAGACATATTAAACGTCTCTGAATTAATCAACTCAACAAATGACGAACCTTACAAGTCACTGACTGCAATCATTGACGTGGACGGGTCTGAAGTGGTCAACGGTGTAGCCACGTTAGAGGGCTTTGACGGTAACAACTATCAACTAAGCATTAAAAGCGGGGACGGTAATTTCTTTCAGCTAATCAAATCGGTTAGCTTAACTAGCTTAGCGGACTACCTAACACCGTTAACACATGACTACAGCATTGCGGGAGTCGAGGCGTTGCGTGACAAGTCAACAGGAATAGTATATCCTAACATTGATTACGGATTCTTTGACAAGGCCGACACATCGACTTATCGATACGACTTTTTTCTGCCATCGCTTTATCTAAAGTTCATTATCGATTCGGCTATTGAGCTGATCGGGTATAGGACTATTGGCGACTTATGGACGGATGACGTGTACAGTACTTTAGCGATACCCGCTAAGAATGTGGTAGGTACAAATAACGACTACATTGTTGATTATGAATTTATAAACGGTGTTTTGCCTTTCGGATTGCTATCTGTTAAGGAATCCGTTTACATTGATAACTCGATTGTTAAAGCACCGATAAACTTTCCAAGCGTAATTACAGACGCGGACGGGCTTTATCGAGACACGACAATAACGGGGCTTGGGTATATAACTTTCGGTTATAACTTTCCGTCTACATATTCAGCACTGACTACGTTTGAGTTTAATCTAAACGGTCAGTTTACAACAAATAGCCCACAGTCTTTCTATCGAAATCTATTCGTTACATCTGCGATAATGCGTATACAAATGGATGTATACAACAAGACTACGGGAGCCGTTGATGGTATCGCATTTAGCTTTGAATATGAATATTACACAGCGACTTACATAGACCAAAACGGAACGACTAACCTAACTCAAGAAATATATTCGCCAACAATACCTATTAACATCGAGGTTTTGAACGCTGGATTTCTGGCATCGATAGCGGGGACGGCCACTAACTTTGTGATGGTATGGAAGATCGAAAGCGAAATTGAATTTAGTCCACTTGAAACCAAGCCCGCAGCGGTGACGGATAATCTAGGGTCGTTTAGTTTTTCAGATTTTAGCATGAACATTGAGCAAATCGATAATGCCATTATACCCTCGACTGTTAATGTCTTAGATTCATTTGAAGATATTAACGTAGGTAACGCATTTCTTTACACGTGCAATGTTATGGGCGTGTTTCCAAAGGTTGATGAATACAACAAGACAATAGAACTCGTTCGTGTTAATGACGTAGTTAATAACAAGCCGAACGCGTTGGACTGGTCTGAAAAACTAGACCTAAGCACAAAACCAAAGGTTTCATTTAAGCTAGGCAACTACGCTCAAAGTAACTACTTCCAATATTCGAATGACGAAAGCGATCCGTTCTTATCGGCTTTAACCAATTACGGACGCGGAACATTTTCAATAGCTGACACTACAATAGACTTGGAAAGCGAAGTATACACCGCACCGTTCTCTTTGTGCGCTATTGACTTGACGTTATTAAATGACACGCGTAGTATGGCTAAAATCTTCACGGGCAACAAATACATATTTGACGGCACGAATTACAACTTAGACCCAGACGCTAAGATTGAAGGCTTTAAAACTAGAATAGTCAAGCTTAACAGATCAACAACTAGTCTATTGCAGATAACTGGGGGCACTACTATTGCAACTAATTACGAAGTAGCCAATAATAATATACTTTTTCAAAACGTGCTAAACCAAAGATTTAGTTTACTCAATGACGCAACGAAAAAAACAAAAGTAGTTGAATGCTTTATAAGACTAACCACAGTTGATATTGAGAACTTTGACAGCACGATACCAATATGGATAGACTACTTTAATGATTACTTTTACATCAACAACGTAAGCGAGTTTAATTTAACAGCAAGCGAAAGCACCTTAGTAACGCTCATAAGACTATAGCAATGGAAGAGAATATTTTATTAAGCATCGGGATAGACCAAAAACAAGTTGAGGAAGCAATTTCAGCAGCAGCCGAAGCGCGTAGAGAGATCGATAAATTAAGACTAGCGAATAAAGAACTATCCAAAGCTGAGGGAGATAACTCCGTGGCAATCACCAAAAACAACATTACGATAAAAGAAAATAGTAAAAGCCTAAGAGAAAATGAAAGAGTCGTTATAGCAAACAACAAAATACAAAGCCAAAGTTCTGGAACCATTGAAAAGCTAAGAGCAGAACTGTCGTTAGTGTCTCAGCAATGGGCAAAGGTTACGGATGCAGAAGGTGCAAACTCAGAAGAATCTAAAAAGCTAGGAAAGCGAAAGTTAGAGTTAACAGAAATATTAAAGAAAGAAGAAAAAGCCACAGGCGACACTAGACGAAATGTTGGAAACTATACCGATTCAATAAAAGAAGCGGTCGGGGCAACGGGTTCATTTGGTCAGGGGTTAGTTGGAATGGTTAGCGGATTGAGAGCCGCAACGGTTGCTTCGTTAAAATTCTTGGCTACTCCATTAGGGGCTGCGATTGGCGCGGTTGCTTTGGTCATCGGTTCGGTCGTAGGGTTATTTAAATTATTCACCGCTTCACTAAACAGAAGCGAAGAAGGTAGTGCTGCATTGGCTTCTGTCATGAATGTATTCAAAGGAATATTAGGAGGCGTACAGAGTGCGCTTGAACCCGTTGCAACATTCTTAGTTGAGGGCGTTGCAAAAGGGTTTGAAATATTAGGGGCTGTTGTTGAAAAAGTTTCAAAGCAAGTTCAGAACGCATTGTCATTTTTAGGATATTATAAAACATCGGTTGCGTTAGGTGTGTTAACAAAGAAGATTAAGGAAACGTCTATCGCCACGGCTCAACTAGCTAAAGCCGAAGCAGAACTAAATGGTATTAGAAGGCAACAAGGAAAACTTCAATTAGAATTTCAAACTCAAGCCGAAAAGCTTCGTCAGCTAAGAGACGATGAATCTAAGTCAATGCCTGATCGTATTAAGGCTAACAAAGATTTAGGGGCTTTATTAAAAGATCAAGCTGAATCGGAATTGTTATTGGCTCAAAGGGCTTTAGAAATTTCAGAATTAAGAATCAAAGCCGAAGGAGATAGCACAGCGAACCTAGACAAAAAAGCAGAAGCGGAACTTAAAATACTTGAAATACAAGAGCGTGTAAACTCACAACGTAGCGAACAGCTAACAAATGAAAACAGCTTGATCCGTGAACAAACACAAATCATTCAACAAGAAACCGACAAAAGAACGGCCATAGCTAAAGAGGCATTTGAAAAAAGAAGAGATGACCAACTAGACGCGCTCATTTCATTTGAAGAAATGGATATCGAGTTCGAAGAAGCTAAAGAGCAAAGAATGCTAGTGACTGCTGATCGCGAAATTAACGACCTAAAGGAACGATACGCGAACGGATTAATATCTAAGCAAGAATATGAAGACAGCTTAACAGAGATCGAAGCGGGCGCAATAGCTATCAGAATGATTAATGCTCAACTGGCAATCGATGACGCTAACAATGATTTGACAATCAGCGAAGCCGAACGAGTCGCAATCATTCAATCCGCTGAAGATGAAATTCAAGGCATTAGAGCCTCTAGTTTAGATGCGCAATTAAAAGCGAATCAAATGGCATCCGATGCTTTGGATGCTCAAAATAGCGCGGTTGCACAGGGTAAAGTAGACCTTGCAAACTTTGCTGTTAACTTTGCTATCGAATCACTCGGAAGGGAAACCGCAGCGGGTAAAATATTTGCGGGTATTCAAGCCTTTATAAATACAGCTACAGCCGTGTCTCAAGCTTTGCCAAATATACCACTTGCAGTATTAACGGGTATATCGGGCGCGGTTCAAATAGCTAAGATCGCTTCTACAAATGTGCCGCCAGCACAAGCTCAAACAGGAACTTCAAGAGTCCCTTCTACTGGAGGAAGACAGACAGGCCGAAGATCGTTTGCGGACGGTGGGCATACTGGAAACGGATACGGCTACTCAGACGAAACTGGATTCAGACAAGCGGGCATAGTTCACGAAAACGAATATGTAGTTCCTAAATGGCAAGTCCAAAGCCCTAAGTTTTCGGGCTTGATTGGCTCGTTAGAATCTTCAAGGCTCAAAGGATATGCGGACGGGGGATTTGTTGGAAGGTCTGCAAGCGGGGCTAATGCTGGCTTTGATATTAATGCTATCATTTCGGCTATTGAGAATATGCCTTCACCCGTTGTATCGGTCATTGACATTCAAGCTAAGGCGAATAGCAGAAATAAAGTAAGGGTAGAGAGTAGGTTGCAATAAAAAGGCTACCGATTAGAGTAGCCTTTTTTGAATGTTCATGAAGGGTAGTTCATGTTTATTTTTTCCGCTTTGCAGTGTCTTGTAAAACACTCTATATGACCACCCATTTGATCTGTGGTTATAATACCTTCTTTTAGTGTTCTCATTAACTTTACTGAGAACCTCCATAAGTTATCTTGAGTGACCTCTGTGATAGCTAAGATTACCTCTCTATTGCTTGTAAATGCTGCGCTGTTTCCCATTTCTGTGTATCCCGTTTCTGTGTTTGTCATGTTCTTATCGTTTTGTATATTCAAATATACGCAAGGCATCGAAACTTGTTAGTCTAGTTTATACGAGTGGCATCATTATTATACAGACGGTTTATACCTTAACCTTTTCACCATTTTTAATCAATAACTTTTCGGTCGGCTTCTTATCGTAGTCGAATACAAAGCCCTGACGAAGGTAGTACGGAGTGGACTTCATGCCGTTGGCGTATAGCTTATTTTGGCCTATTCGGTTGCTCATTATTTTAGAGTTACAAGATCATCGGTTAGCTTAGATAATAGCCCTTCGTTACATAGGTAAGTAATAACCTTTTTAAGGTCAGGGTAACTTATGTATACACCACACCTGTATAGCTCTAAATTAAGCCTATGCAATGTTTTTACTTCTATTCCAGAAGCGTATATTGTTAAAATACAATCCATTAAATAAGCAGAATCTTCTGTTAATGTAACATTGCCTTTCTTGTCAAATAAAGTTTCTTCTTTTATCTTAAAAAGCGATTTAATTATTTTCATATTTATTTAGCTAAGTCTGTTTCTATTTTATGTACAAGCTTTGAAAGCCGTTCAACTTCGACCGTTAACGAATCAATCTTAGTTTTATTTGCATCTTCATTTTTTGGATTAATAACGGATTCATTATACAGATCATCAAGCGTGGCCGACTTACCTGAGTAATCAATAAAGGGATCTTTTGAAAAGTTGTGATACATCCTATTGTCATAAACATAGATACAAAGTCCTTCAGCGTTACCAATTTCTTGGTCTAAAGACCCAGCCCATTTACAACCTAGTTTAAAGAGCCGTTTTTGAATCGCCTTTGAATGCGCTACGCTTAGCGTCTTAAATTTTAAATCTTCCATAGTGATATGTTCGTTACCTACCTTTTACGAAGGTTACGCAATAAGGTTCGGAAAAGGTAGGAGTTATTTCAAAATACATCACAGTCGCCACTTTTTATTGAACTCACAAATAGCTTTTCTGATCACGCTACTCTTAGATACTTTTCTGCGCTCGGCTATTTCTGTGAACTCTTGCTCCATGGAGTTCGGAACTAAAGCCCTGACTACTCTCGTATTAACATCTTTCGATTCTTTTATGGCCATGTTTCAAGGATTGTTTACCAAATATAAGGATTTTTGTATAAAGCAAAAAAAGTGAAGGAAATCTTTATACGAGGCGTAATTACTCCGCAAGAATTTGAACAAGATTTTGAGGACTCAAGTCTGCCGACATATTCATATGATGATCTAGTCCGCGACCTTCAAGGCGTTAGCGAAGCGACTGTCTTTATTGATTCGGTCGGTGGCATGGTAGAAGAAGGAATGAAGATGTACAATCTGTTAAAGGGGTTGGATATTACAACGGTATCAATTAACGCTTCTTCGATTGCCTCTATTGTTTTCTTAGCTGGAAAAAATAGACTAGTGACAAAAGATCAAACGCCTAACATGACCATTCATAATGCATGGATCAAAGGCAAAGAGATCGAGGACATGACATTGAACGCTAATACGCTGACCGAACTCAAAGCAGACTTCGAGGCGATGGATGCGGAACTAGTAGCGATCTACAAGGAAAAGACGGGGCTTAAAGATTCAACGCTACTCGCTTTGATGTCTCAAGAAACAGACATCGGTAGTCAAGCGGTTGAACTAGGTTTCGCTCATGGGTACTACGAAAAGGAATTAAAGGCTGTCACGGCCTCGAAAAATAAATTAATAATGTTTAACTATAAATCAATCACAATGGCTACGGAAGCAGCAGAAAAAAGGTTGACAACTATTGAGGCAATGCTTAAGGGTTTGAAAAACCTTTTTACGGGCAGTGCCAAAAATATGATTGTCAAATTAAATGACGGAACTACTGAACTCTTTGTATACAGCGAAGACGGTGAGTTCGAAGGTAAGCGTGCGGTAATCGCAAGCGAAGGAATGCCAACAGAAGAGAATGCGCCAGAGGGTGAGCATACTTTAGAAGACGGTAGAGTGATCACAATTGGCGCAGACGGTGTTGTTGTATCGGTCGCTGAAGCGGTAGACGGTGAGGCTTTGGCTTCGCAAATAGTCGCTTTAGAAGAAGAAAAGAAAGCGATGGAAGATGACAAAGAAAAAATGTCAAACGAAATCAAAGCTTTAAAGGCTCAGATTGTTAAAAAGGAAAAAGACTTTGATTCTAAAGTTTCCGAAATCAACGAGCAAATGAAAGCATTGAAGACGGAAGTAATGGGAGGCGGTGACACGAAAGTGCTATTAAAGGCTGCATCTATTACAAATGAAGACTTCTCGAAAATGTCTATCGTAGAAAAAACACGCCAGCTTGCAATGCAAAAGGCTAGAAACTTAAACTCATAAAAAAAAGAAACAATGTCAAAATTTAAGAATGTAGCGATTAGTTTGCCTAGCAATACCTATGCTGGTGAATCTTACGCAGAATATATGACTCCAGCACTACTAAAGCCGAAGGGCATAGTAGACAGAGGTCTAGTAACACCTATCCAGGGATTCAAGGATAAGATCGCCTTATTAGGCGCGGACGCAGCTTTGGAGTTGAAGAACCCAAGCGCAGTATTTTCATCACAATCAAGCGGCTTAGTAAGGAATGAGAAATCATTGCAACTAGTAAAGTATGAACTCCAATTACAGACTGATTACGATGCCTTGAGAACTACATGGGAGGCCACAGAATTAGGGGCTGGTTCGTTTGCTGATTACCTTGGAACTCCAAGATTGAGCAACTTCTATCTTAACAATATTATCGCGCCAAAATTAGGCGGCGTTAACGAGCAACTTTACTTACTAGGTAAGGCTGGCGTTAATTACGGTGGGTCAACTGCTACGGGTATTAGTGCTGATTACGCGGGCATCCTTGGCCAGTTAGAAGCTGGTTCGGACGTTAATAAATACAAGTTAAGCGCGGTGGCTTCGGCTACTCAAGCGTTAACGGCTATTGCCACAGGCACAGTTGGAACCGCTACTATCACGGTTACGGACGGTACTAAAATACAAGTTGGCAATCAGCTAACCATTACAGCCGCTAACCAAGCGCAACAAATCGGAGGCACTACTATCGTAGGTCAGACCGTAACGGTTGCTGCGGTATCGGGCGAAACTGTAACGGTTAACGAAGCTATCACAGGTGCAACGGATTCAACGGCTGGTGTTATTCAGTTCGTGAATAAGTTCAATGTGATTGATGTTTTGAACTTCATTTATAACACTATTCCTCAAGTAGTGAAGGACATGGACAACACTAGAATCTTAGTTTCCGCTCAAATTGCAGACGCTTACAGAGTTGTCAACGGTGAAGCTGGAACTGGTGCTGGTGGGTACTTTAGGGAAGATTACTTCCAGTCAAGCGGTATCCCATTCTTAGGGTTGGTTATCGAAAAGATGCCACTTTGGTTACCGAATACAGTAGCTGTATGGAATCCTTCTAACGTGTTTGTTGGTTTTGATTTGATGTCTGATGACGTTAATGTGGAAGTATTATACTTAGGTCAGACAACTGGCGATAGAGTATTCAGAGCCATCAACTCAATGAAGTCGGGGACTCAATACAAGTATGGTGCTGAAATTCTTTACATCAGGCCAAAGGCTTAATTAAATAGGGAGGCTAAAAACCTCCTGTTTTTAACTTTAAAATATAAATAGATATGTGTAACGCATTAACAGTAAGCCTCGCACCAGCATGTTCAGCACTCCAAAAATCGGGTGGGTTGGATTTACGGGTGTGGATCGCTTTACTCGCAGACATAACATCAAAAACGGATGGTACAGGGAATAGTATCACGGCAGTAACTTTCGCGGCATCTAAAGGCTTTATTACAGCGAGGGGGAAAAGGTATAAGAACAACAGCGTAATGGCTTTGGCAGTAGGTGAAAATAAGAACCTACGAACTCAAGCCATCAACTTGGTTCTCTATTACGACACAGCGGCAGAACTAGCAGCGATTGAAACATTGCTAGACGCGGAAGGCGTTTGTGTTTTTGTCGAAACCAATAGCGGTCAGATTGAAGCATGGGGCATGAACTTAGGCTTGAACTATGACAACTTCGGGCTAAAGGCATCTGCATTAGATGGCGGGTCGGGAACGGCTTTACTTGATCCGAACGTGTTTACTTTGGGACTAACGGGCGACATGGAGAACTTGCAGCTAATATTTAACGATGCTGCCACCGATCCAACGACTCTAACGGCCGATATCGCTTATCTAGACAACTTGGTTATTTAAGTAATCTTCATTCATTCATATGTTAAAGCACTCTTAGAAATAGGAGTGCTTTTTTTATGGCCATGTTCTAACGCTTTTACACGACTATTAACTAATTTAGTCGAAAATACAAAGCGATGAAATATAAAGCTATTCAACAATTTTCGATTCATATTCCCATTGATAACAGAACGATCACAGATACAGGCTTTACAGATGAAGACGTAGAGATATTATTTAAGCGTTGGCCAAATAAGTTTAATCATAATTTCGCATTAATCGGAGAGGTGGAGGAAGTGATAAAAGACGAAGCCGATTCTTTCCCACAAGACGCGCCAAACAAAGACTGGACTGTTAAGCAGCTTAGAGACTACGCATCGATGAACGGCATTAAGCTAGGTCGTGCAAAGTCTGAGGACGCGATTCTGAATGCCATAAACAGGGCTTTAGATGGCGAGTAAACGAAACGCATTTAGAAACCAACCAATCGAAGCCGAAAAGCAAAAGCCCAACTTCGCTAAAAAAGGCGCGTTCGGTTTGGTTAGTGAAGCGGTTGCAAGGGTGTATAAAAACGCTATTGCGTATATCGAAAAGTCGCAAAACGGTTGGTACTATTATGGTGAACGCGATGACTTGCCCAATCAGATCATTGAGCATATCAACAATAGCGGGACGGCTACTATTGCCATAAATAAGCTAAAACAGTTTATTGAAGCTGACGGGTTCGCAGACGAAGCCACGGGTAATGCGATGGCCAATAAAGATCAAACCTGGAATGAAGTGCTTTCTGAAATCGTAGAAAATCAATGTAAGCTTAACGGCTTTGCTTTAAAGGAGTTCTTTAACTACGAAAACAAGATTGTAGAAACTAAAGTAGTTCCTATTCCTTGGATTCGTAAGCGTAACGATAACTTTAGAGTCAATCGATTAATGGGTGAAATGTCTAAAATGGAAAACCACACCATAACATACCGTGCTTATAATGGTGACTTAGATAAATATCAGAGGCGCGAAATCATTAAGCAAGAGCAAAAGGAACACAGCCAACAACTAGGTGAAATATTTTACTGCTTTCGCACAAAGTTAGGCCGTAACTACGATCTATATCCAGTGCCTGACTTTTACGCTGGCATTGAAGATATTATAAGTGACGGGGCTATTTCACAGCTAGAAGCCTCAAACATATTGCAAGGTTGGCGCGCTCAGGTTGTAGTAGCCACTGGTGTCATTGACGACCAAAACGAAGACGATGACGGAAAGACACCTAAAGACTACTTTGATGCGAACTTAGAACAGTTCTGCGGCGCAGATGCTGCAAGGGTATTGCATCTTCAAGCAAGCACGCCCGAAGAAATGGCCAAGGTTACGGTGCTGGATAACAAAGAGATAATTGACATGACCGAAAAGTCTACGATTCGAGTAGGTGAAAAGGTGTGCAGGCTTGCGGGTGTTCCTCCTATTTTGTGCGGCTTTAAAACGGCTGGCACGTTAGGGAATGTTCAAGAACTCAAAAACACAATGGATTTATTTTACATATCTATTATAAATATTCAGAACTATATTACGTACAAGCTTAACTCATTAAAACCAAACCTACTTAATGGCGAAAATTTAGACTTTACGATATCTAAATTAAACCCATTCAGCTTACTACCCGATTCTATTCTAAGCAGATTAACAGACCAAGAGGTTCGGCTATTGTTTGAAATTCCAAAAGTGCAAACCGAAATTGATGAACTAGGCCAGCCGATTACCGCTATTGACACGGAAGCCGATACCACAAATTCCGTCCTGAGAGACTTAACAGGCCGACAAATTCAAGGATTTCAAAGGATAATTCGAAAGTTTAATCAAGATCAATTTACTTATGAACAAGCAGCCGTTTTACTAAAAAGCAGCTACGGTTTTACAGATGAGGAAGTAGATATATTTCTTGTAACTAAAGAAGAAGAGGAGGAAGAAGATGCAATTAACTAAAGCAAACTTAGCTGTTTATTCTCAGTTCACGACCAATATAACGGATCGAATGATAGACCCGCACATCTTGAATGCACGAAAGTATGACGTACAGCCGTACCTAACAGCCGATATGGTGACGGCTATCTTAGCATTGGCAGATGATGCAGATAACGAACTAGCTACATTTTATAACGACTACGTTAAAGAGGTATGGGCGTTAGCTACTTATATCCGATTTATGGTAGAGCACGGTATTAATGTAACTCAGTTTGGAGTTACAAAGCCAACTGATCCGCGTGGCACCTATACGCAAGTGGGTGAAGTTGAGAGGGCTAATATTCTAAGAATGAAACGCGCTGACATGGCCGTTGCTGTTAGCGAAATGACCGACCGATTGAAGAAGGTTCTGTTTACTTTCGATTCTGTTATTTATGTTGAAAGCAAAACGATTAACAGCCGCGTTAATATTATTAGCCCAATCAAGAGAAAAAATAAAAGACCGTTCGGATTCAGAAACGGACGTTACGACTATGACGTTTTAAATTAAAAAAATGGCAACAGCAGCAGAATTAAAAGCGACATCGAACGCGCAACTAGCTAGTAATGGTCAAATCCCAGCGGTTAAGCATAGAACGGTTAACGATGCGATTATAGATGAAATGTTTTTATCGCAGTCTCGCGGTAATGTTTTGTCAGGTGTTCAAGCTGCGGCCGCTTTGGCTGCGGGTGACGAAGTAATCGTTATAAGAGGCGGTGCGGCTTATAGGCTTCAAGCTGACGAATTTGGTTTTATTGAAAATCTTGTTGATTTAGCGGACGTTAATATTTCAAGCCCAGCCAACAATCAAGCGATAGTATACGATTCGGCAACGTCTCGATTTATTGCTAAGACACTGGCGTTAACACAGACTAGCCAGATCGATCTCGGCACAAATGCCACAGCATGGAACGCATTAGGCTTCGAATCTTCAAGGGCTCAAGGTATTTATACAGCTAGTAATACATTGACTTTAACAAATGTCAACAACTTATACAGCTTCACTTTACAAATTACAAACACGGGTGAGACGGTATTAACGATCGCGGGTATAACAGTTGATTTCAAGGATTCGGTATTACCAACGGGTGTGACATTTGCCTCGAACGCTTTGACTTTTCCAGATGATTCAGCAGTAGTCTATAATATTATAGGTGTATCATTTGACGGCACGACCTTCGATTGTAAAATGGAACTAGACGGATCAAGTAATCCGCTGTCTATTATTGGAGGGGGAACGGGTGCTGTTAATGCTAGTGGAGCGAGAGCTAATTTAGGAATCAACTTAAATGACTATCAGTTAATTTCGGAAAAGGGAGCAAACAACGGATATGGCAGCCTTGATTCTGGCGGTAAAGTGCCGTTAACTCAGCTTCCGTCAACGCTACTACAATATCAAGGGGTGTGGAATGCCTCAACAAACACACCAACACTTATCAATCCAGACACTAGTAAGGTGTCTTACGTTTATAATGTCAGTGTTGCAGCGACTAGATTCGGTATTGTTTGGAGCTTAGGTGACTGGCTTATTTATAACGTCAATGGAGATGTGGAAAAAAGTGACAATTCCGATGATGTAGTTAGCGTAAATAGTCAAACTGGGGCTGTCGTTTTAAATACCTCTAACATAAGCGAGGTAACGAATTTATACTACACAGAAGCGAGGGTTTCAGCAAATACAGATGTAGCAGCAAATACCGCTAAAACAGGAATTAGCTCAGAACAAGCAACGATTTTATCAAACACAAGCGGAACTAATACGGGTGATCAAAGCCTACCAACTGACTTTGTGAGCGCATCTAGTGGAGGAGCTTTCGGTGGATCTATATCTGCCACAAATTTATCGGGAACTAATACTGGCGACCAAACTTTACCTACTGACTTTGTGAGCGCGTCTAGTGGGGGAGCTTTTGGGGGAGCTATATCTGCCACAAATTTATCAGGAACTAATACGGGTGATCAAAGCCTACCCACTGACTTTGTGAGCGCATCTAGTGGAGGAGCTTTTGGAGGAGCTATATCTGCCACAAATTTATCAGGAACTAATACGGGCGACCAAACTCTATCGGGATATGCTTTATTAACAGGCGCAAATTTTACAGGTAATATTAATTCTGGGGGCACTGTTTTTACTGGTGGCGGTAATATAGGCATAGGTGGCTCTGCCAATCCTTACTACTCTTTTCATAATGTGGCAGGAGCAAGAATGGGGTATATACAAATAGCCGAATCCTTAGGTATGTTTATAAAATCAGAGGCTTTTAATCTAATTACTTTACAAAATAATGTAACAGTAAGTGGAAACCTAACCGCTACTTCATTTACAGGAATCGGCTCGGGAATTACAGGAGTGAATGCAGACCAACTAGGGGGTGTAGCTGCTGTGAATTATGCCCGAACAGACATAAACGAAACCTTTATAGCAGGCTTAACTGTGACAGGGGGAGAAATATCTGCGGATGGCCTTTCTTCGACTTTCGGAGATTTTAGCTCTAATGTAGAAATAGCAGGCTCACTGACAAAGGGTAGTGGGACGTTCCTTATTAAACACCCATTAAAGATCAAAGAAAAGACACATCGATTAGCGCATTCATTTGTTGAAGCACCAAGAGGGGACAATATTTATAGAGGTGTTCTAACGCTTGAAAACGGCTTTGGCACTATTAACATAGACGAACATTCACGTATGACCGAGGGCACGTTCACGGCTCTTAACAAGAACATACAATGCTTCACTACAAATGAAAGCGGATGGACTTTAGTTAAAGGCAACGTAAAGGGTAACATCTTGACAATCGAATCAAAAGAAGTTTGTAACGATACTATTTCGTGGCTAGTCATTGGCGAACGTCATGACCAAACATTTAAGGATTCAAGCATAACCGATGGCGAGGGTAATTTAATTGTTGAACCGTTAATTAAAGAAGCGTGAACGGAGCAATATTAGGGTATTACCAACAAATGCCAGTAGCATTTACGCCAACTTTTTATCAGAAGTTTCCCGCGTTGACTATTGGCATTTCAACTTATAAGCTTAACAATGTTCCGTTTGCTTTAGAGGCTTTTAAGGTTAGCACATTAATCAAAGAGGACATTAAGTTCTTCAATGATAGATTTATTAGCAAGGATCAGATCATTGCGCTCAATGCGCTGCCAAATGGGAACGGAACCATAACGGCTTCAAGGGTATTTAATCAAGCCAATATTGCAACTGAATACACGGCTGCTAGTATATTTGCTTATCAAACTTCTGAGGTCGTAGTTGACGAAAAAAACAATCCAACATTTAAATTTGTTGGAAGCAATATGATTATACCAGCACTTCCCGAAATCAGAGGGGCGTTCTCGTTTTTCTTTGTTGGGGACATTCGAGTTCTGACTCAATCTTATTTAATATGGAGCGAAGATTACAGGGACGGAATAGGGAATGGATTTTCTATATTTGATAACAACGGAAACATTCAGTTCATAGAATGGAATGGAACGGGTTATGTTAATCAAACAACTTATTCAACGGCTCGGGAATTTTCAGTTACAGAATTTTCAAGAGATGCGGACGGTAAATATAGAATGCGAGTTAATGGCACAACAGTATCTACAAGTTCAACGACTAGTACTTTGACATTCCCAATTCAATCTTTGCGGATCGGTAATTCTGCGGGGGGTGGAGGTCAAACAGCTTTGACTGCAGACTTGGGCGCAATACTATTGTTCAACTCCGATATTGCAAACGAAAGAACTGCCATGACAAATGACTTGATAAGGTACTTTGATGTTTAGTTTGTCAAAGCCATGTAGGCCAGTAAAGCCGCCAATAGGAGGAGGAGGCGGACACGTACCGCCAAAGCCGCCAGTACCGCCAACCCAAGATTAAGGCTATGAACAAAAGGATAATGATAAATATAAAGCAAGCGGCTAAAGCTATGCCGTTTGTTTGCTTAATTGTTAACTGCTTGTCATTGGTCTTTTACGATTCCAAATGGTACGATCAAAACGTATACTATTTACTTAGTCAAATAACAGGGCATGGCTTTCTTTTATTAGTTGGGTACGCGTTCTTCGCTCATTATCATAGGCTTTGTTATTATACTCTAATCAGTATTTACGGCTTGATTTCTTTGAATATCCTAAACATATGTTACTATCTATTTGGGGGCTTTCCCTTGTACTTTTATTATTCTGCCGCTATTATGCTTATAAGTTTATCCCTTTCGGTTATATTTATAATCAAAAGAAAATGAGTAATACAAGCGTAGAGTTACAAGCGGTTCATTATATGGGCTATCCAGCAATTTTTTTGTTGTCACCGTTGTTTCTTTACTTCGGGATCGACCAAGAAATATTTGTAATATTGTGCAGTTTGATGATTGTCGATAGTTTTTTGGGCGGGGTTAAGTCGCATCGGCTTCATAAAGTACTTCCAAACAAGTTTCAAAAGTGGGAGTGGCAAAAGTTTTGGTGGGGGTTATCTATAAAGATAATGATCGCCGCGCTTCCGTTTCTATTGGCCGTCTTAGCTATTACGTTTCAATATGATGGTAAATGGTTTATCGATGCTTGTTTAAAAATTATGATAGTATCCGAAGTCTATTCAGTACTGGGGAATATGTACGCAATCAAGAACCGAACTGACGTTAAGAAGATAGACGCGTTTTCAATGCTACTGCATACGATCCGCGAAACGATTTACTCATGGATAATAACATCACTAAAGAAGATAGAGAAATCAAAAGACTGCGACTTTAAAGACAGAGAATGAACATACCATTTACGTTTATGGAACTTTGCATTACTGACGAACCAATCAGTCAAGAGATCGCAAACAAGCTACTACACTTTCATATCTTACCGATGTCAAAGGTAAGGCATGAACTAGGCTCGTGGATCACCGCAAGCCAAAACAGCGGCTACCGTCCTAAAGCCTACGAACTAATGAAGGGTCGCAGCGGAAACAGCCAACACACGTTTGAGGGTTCGGGTGCAGTCGACTGGACTTGTAAAAAATCTAAACTACTTCAGCTATTTAATTTGATAATAGAAAATACAGAATACAATCGAATAGCTATCTACGAAAATTTCATACATTGTGACTACGGTTCTAACGATGGTTTTCGTTATATTTACGAGAGCGATTCAAAAAGCGAATGGACATTAACTAAAACTATAAAGCTATGTTAAAAGGACTATTAAAAAATATCAGTATCAAAGGGGTGTTTAACACCATCTTTCCAAAGGCCGAAAAAACTAAAGTCGGCCAGTTCGTTAGTGGTGTGGTTAACGGGGCTACTCAGGGAACGCCATTGACATTCATTCAAGACTTTGCCAAATCCTTCTTTGATACGAACGAAGATGGAAAAGTAGACATCGAAGATTTTAAAGGTATGAACATAAAGACATTCGGAATGGGAATAGGATTCCTAGCGTTCATGGCTTTGTTAGCATACCTTTTTCAAAGCATTTAAAATTCATAGTAGTTTGTTTAGTTGTTTAGTTTAGACGGTCAGCAATGACCGTCTTTTTTTATGCTTTAACTAATCGGTAAGCTTGATAAAAAGAGAGCATCGACACGAGGCCAAAGCCAACAAAGCATATTCCAAAGACTGATCCCGTGACTATACTTGTCACCATGTCGGCCACGTTGAACGCTAACAGCGTCATGAACCAAAGGCACGCAAAGCCTATTACTATTCTAGTTGCTATTTCTATCATTTTCGTTTATTTAAAAGCCAAACAACCGCACCGACTAACGATGCGATTGTAGCTATATTTGTGATTAGTTCCATATTAAAAGGTGTGAGTTGTTATCAATTACATTGAGAGTTTTTTCTTGGTTTGCTTTTGCGTAAAGATAATCTCTACTTTCTTTATTAGTCATTTCTGTTTGACCAATAACAGTGTACTTGTTAGTCTCAAATAATACTCTTCTAATCTCTCTTACTGTTAATGCTAGTGCTTCCATAATCTTTATTGTTTCGTATACCCAAATAAACGCAATCCTTTTTTATTGGTTGCGCTTATTTATATGGGCGGTACTAAAATTATTCAGTCGGTAAATTATAACTAGTTAGCACTTGTTTTTAAAACGTTTTTCTCTACCGTGATTTCAAAATCATAGTGCCAACTTTCATCAGATCCGCAACTCAAAGCGTATGTTAAGCTGCTAGGCTTTACAAGTATACCCGTTACAACTCTTTGCAACTGATCATTATCTGTGTGAAGATAAACCATGTCGCCAATATTATAATAATTGTGTATGTGCATAATGTTATTTATTCAAAATTACCCAAACCTTCTTTTGCCTGTCCCGTTTCTTGTTCCTTATCCGTTGCTTTTCCTTTAGAAACCTCCCAGTCTCAGGGTCGGCCATTAGCTGCTTAGTGCGCTCACGTGTGTACTTCGCTTTGCAATCGTGGCAGACTTTGCTTCTTTTCCCGTAACGCCTTAGAGGCTGCTGGAGTTCGCACCTTACGCACTCCTTACTTTCCTCTATGACGTACTTAGTTGCCCAGTCGCTACTCACTCCCAAGGGGCTTTTTCTTCGTCCGTGAAGCTTTGATTACTTGTCGGAGGCGGTGCGCTTTGATCTGACTTGTCAAACTTCCAGCACTGAATAGTATTGAAGTATCTAATTTCGCTTGATTCGTCTTTCTGCCACTTTCTACCCTTTAGATTAAGGTGAGCCGTTACGGTGTCGCCTACCTTCATATGGTCTAGGCTATCACATTTGTCTTGAATCACTTCCATTATAATAGTCTCTGGATACGTTGGGTTGTCAGCTACCTCTAATACAAATTCCCTTTTACAAAACTTATCATTTACGTGATTAGTCGGGAAAACTTTGATTACTTTTCCTGTTAATTCGATGCTCATATTATTTCTTTTTTGGTTTTGGTTTGTCTCTATTTACTTCTTCGGCTCTTAACATCTTGTATAAGAGTAGTTCGCTTATGGTTCGGTTCTTAGGCTCTTCCATATTTAGCTGAATGAACCTATAAGCCATATTAATACCGTCATGCAAATCAAATATAACCTCTCTCAATTCGTCCTCGTCCATTACTTTATATTTATGTGTTTGCTTAATTCATTCAATGTCTCTTCGGTTAGGTGTATCTTTCCTTTTGCATCCCAAACGTCCGTGACTTCTTTGTGTTCGATAGCGTAGCCGCTCATGTACTTGTTTTCGTGCGTGCTGTTGGCATCTTCTACCATCTCAGTGTATATCGCAAACTTATAATTATCGGAGTGCATTACGGCATTTAAGAATCGTTTGCATTTTCCTGTGGCTACGTCTCTACTATCTACCCAAATGTTATCGCTTTCGGATAGGGCTTTCTTTATGTCTTCAAATTCCATACTTGTTATACGTTTAGTTTTCCGTTTGGGTTGTTTGATTTTCCGATTATTTTTACAACAAATGAATTAAAGCCGCTAGCTATGTAGGTGTTATGCTTTAATGACAATCTATTTAGCTGAAACTTATCATTACATTGCAATATATCTTCTAGCATATCTTTAGGAACTTTGACAGATCCACTTCCGTCTCGCTTAATCCATGAGATAAACTCTAATTCTTGCGCTTTTTTAATCATGGCTTAATCTTAAATGTCACCTCGACAGTATAATTATTCAGAGCGTATTTGATTTTGGTTCTGTCAATTTCAATGTGTCCGACTGTTTTATCTTTGCATAGATATTTATAAAATAGATCAGTCTCTTGGTGCTCGGCCTTTTCTATTGGCGTTTCTGGTAAGGATTTAAATTCGCTCATAGGAATAGTTGTTTTTGATCGCTAGAGATTTGCATCCGTTCCAATCTGTTAAGTGTTTGTTTCAAAATTCTTATCTGAGTATACGCGCTTTGCCTTTCTTTGGTTGCGTAAATGTTATTTACTTGCTTTTCAAGCTTGCAAATAACACCGTTGATGTTGTCTATTTCTTCTAACATTACCCTTTTATAATTAAAACATCCTTAGTATGAGTAACAACTGGCATCGGAACTTCTTCGCCTGTTTCTTCGTCAAAGAGTCGCGCACCTTTTTGCCATGATTCAAATGCACTCTTATACAATGATTCTTTATTTTTAACCTTAGCAGTTAAATCACTCCATTCTTGAATGCCTTTATAGTTATACATCGCACGCCCTGATCTTCTTTCAATCTTAACACCTTTATGCTCAAATGTTTTTAAAGGATATTTCTCTGACTCCTCCATTGCTAATTCATAAACAATTTCTTTAGCATCCTTGCAAGCCTTTTCAATATTGCTTAACGATCTCAAAGCTACAATAGCATCTTTAGTGCCGTCCGTTACTGCGTTAGCTAATAGCTGTATAATATTAACAGCGTTGTCTATTGGGTTGTCAATGTTTGACTGCTCCCAAACTTTCTGATCTTCAAATAATTCTTTACTCATAATATTATAGGTTTGATTGATTGACTAATTTATCGCTTAACTCTTGAGTGAATGTAAATTTCTTTTTGAAGTCATCCGTTGTAAAGCCCTCCTTTAGAGCCTTGACACAACGCATCCAGTCCGCAGAACCTTCTATCAATGGTATCAATGCTTTTGCCTTTGGAGGCGTTGGCATGTCGTTAGAATGCTTTGTGTCCGTGTCGTCTATCTTACCTACTGGAGTAAGGAATGTATAGAGCAAACAGTTTTTAAGCGCGTAGGTTGTGGCCTTACCAGCGCCTTTGTCTTGGTTATCTATTCCATGACCGTAACCGCTTAACTCTTGGCTTTCGCCTGATTCATGCAAGAGTAGATATTTAGTTGTAACCTTTGTAAAAATAGATTGTTTCATCTTTTTTCCGTAATTTGTTTCTTCTTCCCATCGGTCAAGATGCGTTTCCTCCTTTATGTCAATCGGTAAAATGCATAGGCCATTCTTTTGAAGTGCTATGTTAAATACCTCTTTTACGTCTTGATCTTTTGTTCCGTCATAAGAATATTTTCCGTCTCCTACTTTGGAGTTCTTTTCCATTCCTTTGACCTCGGCCATAACGGCTAAGATTGCTTTTGCTAAGTTCTTCATTCGTGTTTGTTTAAATTGAATACTCTTTAATATCGGTAACTTCGTCAAGATAGAAGCCTTCTTCATGCTCGATGAAGGTAGCCGTTCCAGTCACCCAGTCGTCACTGCCTTGAATGCGCCCTAACATTTGTATGGTGTAGTCTTGGCAGTCCTGGCCGAACGTGTCGCGGTCGCCTTGTTCGCTGATCCAGTCAACATCGTGCCACGAATCTAAGTTGTCGATGACGCTACTGTTTTCGGAATAGAATCGTTTGTCTTTATTGTTCATAGCTATCTTTACGAGAATGAGTTGAAAAGGTTTAAAAAAAATAACAGTACCTAAACGGCACTAGCGCGCCCGTTTAGCTTACGTTAG